CCATTCTTAAAGATGATATCATTACCATCAGCATCCAGGGTGATATCTCCCGAAACATCTACAAGATACTCTCCAGTGACATTAGTGGTAAAGTTGTCACCAGATGTTTGTGTAAAGGTTGTACCAGACGTTTGACTAATAGAACCTGTTATGGCAGTGTCAGATATATTTGTACCAGCAGTTCTATCAATAGTGGTTCCAGCGTCTTCATCAATAGACCCTGTGATGTTGACAACAGAGTTTCCTCCAGCGGTTAATGTATAGTTAGTACCTACAGTATGTGTAGTGGTTGTTCCGGAAACCGTTTGTATAGAAGTTCCAGCCGAATCAAAGATGGAGCCTCCAACGTTGGTAGTTAAACTACCGCCTATAGAAATATCAGTTGTGGCCCCAAGAGTATAAGTTACTCTTATGTTCCCATCGTCTTTAAGTACAATATTGTCTCCAGCAGCATCTAATATAATGTCGCCCACTGTATCAACGGTATAGTTGGCGGGGGAAGTAATAGTGTAATCCCCATTGTCTGCTAATGTGTGTACAACTTCGTCCCCACCAGCACCATTCTTGAATCGAATGTCATTGCCGTCTGCGTCTAAAGTAATATCACCAGAAACGTCTAATACTAAATCTCCTGTTCGAGATACAGTACCATCAGTGGCAAAATTATAATCTGTAACACCTGCGTCTTTGAAAGTAATATTACCCCCATCCGCATCTAGGATGATATCACTAACAGTGTCTATAGTATAATTATTAGGAGATGCGATGATATAGTTACCATCGTTTGCAAGAGTGTGAGTTACAGTATCTCCGCCTGCGCCGTTTTTGAATATTATATCGTTACCATCAGCGTCTAAAATGATATCGCCTAATGCATCAACTGTAAAATTTCCTCGTGGTGCATTTAGTTGTAATGCACCAGCAGCACTATCATAGATAAATTCCCCATGAACAGTATTTGTTTTACCGTTATGGAGAAACAAACTTCCACCGTCTATTCTGAGATAAAGATCGCTGTCTTGCTGATTAATTCTGTAATCAAGTTCAATTAAGACTCCTGCTATATCGCTATCTTTCTCAAAAGAAGTTCCTGGATTGATAAGTAATGTTCTTTTATCACCAAGGTCGTCGCTTATTTGGTTGACTTTACGACGCATCTCATTGAGGTTATCAACAAGGGCGACAACTGTTGGTCTTGGGTATCCGTACGGGTCTGCCATTATAGTTTCTCTAATATTTTAGTTAACATGACTTTAATATCAGAAACTTCGCTTTGAAGGTCATTAACTTGCTGCTCTAGCATTTGGTTTTTTGCCTTTGCTTCAAGTTTTTTCTTTTTCCTTTCGCGGGCTGCTTCTGCTTCACGTTTATTTATATTAATTATCGCGCCCGATTGAGCGTCTCTTGCCAATCCAGAATGGCCGTCCACCTTTAATAAATCCATTAATCCACCATCGCTATTGCTCGTAAATCTCTAATCTTTGGCACTGCCGAAGAGTTGACAGACCGGAAAACAATCTTCAATTGATATTCACTAAACGAGTCTAGAGTTCCATCATCACCACCTATGAGATATGTATATTCTCTGAATATAGATGGATTATCATCAGAAGGTAATGTATTCTCAGGAGTATCCAATATCCAAGATTTATCAATAATATTTTCACCTTCTGCTGCAGTTCTATAGTAAAGGTCAAAGTTAGACCCATTGGGTCGGTTGGCAGCAAGCAATACTTTGATACCAACTGCGTCTTCTGCAAGAGTCACAGGAACGGTAATGTGTTTTGCTAGATGAGTACCATTATATGGATCTGTTTCTGGAATGTATTTAATTGGTACAATTTTACCATTAGCCGTGCTCGAGGCGTCTTGATCATCAATAATATTCTCGATCAACGTCAATGAACAACGTTGTAGATCAAGCATCGGAGAAACAAAACCAGCACTACTAGTGAAATCTATTTTTACTGTTGCTGATCTACCACCATTCAGATTTCCTGGTAGGTTCTCATTATAACGATTCGCAACAACTTTAGGATAATCAAAAGAAGTATTTATTTTAGGAGTAATTCTAGAATAAACAGTTGCCTTATCATATGGAGATATAATTGCTGGTTCTGGTCCTGCTACTGGTTTACCCGTGGTAAACTTATATGCCGCTGAGACCGAAGTATAGTTTGGTACAATTGTTTGTGCTTCGAGATTTGCAATATTGAAATGTACATTGCGGTCAGAATAAACATCATCTCCGCCCGTAACAGAAGTGACAGTAGCATTAGTATCAGCGTTGAAAGCATAACCTGCGCCATCAACTTTGGTAACTGCTCTTCTGCCCATTATTGCAGAACCTAAAATTCCGCCATAACTGGTGCTTGAATCAAGTCCAGTAACATTGGCCATATCATTGACCAACAACCCGCAGTCTTTATGCTCTACATAAATTTCAGGAGAACCTACTGTCGTATAGATTGGATTTTCTTTTAATAATTTTGCTGGAACGTCTGCATTATTCAGAATAGCAAATCCACTACGTTTAAACGATGCTCTATAAATTTTGTACATCATGTCTATTTGTTGACTTGGTTCCCATATTCTAGAGTTTTGTGATTTGAAGAAAGATCCTAAAGAAGGCTGTTTGAGGATTCTAACATCACTCGACCCCAAAACAAATTTCTCCATTTCTGCCACGTAAACGTTATATTTTACTGTATTTGGAGCAATCACACAAATTGCATATCCAGTAAAGGGACTTAAGAAAACTGGTTCATCAAACTCGAAAATGGTTGGTAAACTATTAATCTGTGCCATTGTTGGAGTAGCATAAGTTTCTGTCACAGCAGTAACTTGTGACGCTGCCAAAGTTTTACTTGTCATAGATTGAAATGCAGAAGGAGCTCCATTTACTTCTGGGCGAATCTCTACTCGAACAGGAATGTTCGGATCTTTAGTTGCAAAAAATAATGCAACCTTGGTCATATAAATTCCATATTGATTATCGACATAGAAAGTTTGTGCAACTGGATCAACGTTCAATCCTCGTTTGCCGCCTCTGCCGCCTGGTCGACCAGTCTTCTTTGTTGGATAAACACCATGATTTATTTGTTTTGATGATATATTCCTAGGTTCTGTTCCATCAACAAGTAATCCGTTTCCGCCTGGGTTTACCGTCTCAACTTTTTCTGCAACATTAGGTTCAGGGTCAAATTGGGCTGCGGTTTGGACAGCTGGGGTGAGTGCAACTGAATATGCTGGATCAACAACAGGATTTCCGCTGATGGATGCATTAATTGAACTAATTAGGGCTGGTGCTTCTACTAAAACGACATCGGGTTCAACGCTGATAGTATCAGAGAGTGCCGCATTTTGTTCCGAAGTGTTTGTTGGTCCGGGATAATATGTACCCGTTGTCGTAGTACCTTCACCACCAGCACCACCCAAAGATCCAATAGTTACATAATTATATGGAACACTGTATCCATAAGGAAGCGTGAGGTTGGCAGATTCTACTACAGTTCCACCAGAGGTATTTCCAACCCCACCTTCATTGGAAAGTACATCGATTAATGGTCCGTTTTCAACCTCTACTTGTGCTTCAATAATTGGGTCATTTGCTGCTGGTTCAGCAGGTAAATCTGTATTATCCGCGTCAGTATTAGGTTCTGCAGAATCTTCATAAACAATAACTTCAATTATGATTGGGTCTTGTTCAACATATTTAATAACCTCAACCTCAATAATTTCCGGCGGCAAAGCAGCTGCCGGAACTTCTACTTCGATTTTTTCTACTACAACGACTTCAACACGTTCTTGTATGGTCGTATCAGATTCTGTTTCAACCAAAGTGTCTTCGGTATAATTTACAGTTGTTACTTCACCCAAAACCCTTGTTGACAAAACTTCTTTTTGCCTTGTTTGAAGCGTTCCTGCTGCTGTATATACGCTAGAAGCTTTACAAATTGCTGCAGCATCATTATTTTTATTTACATCTAATAATTTGAATTCTAAAGCACCGCAACGGAATCTCCAAACATCATCTTGTGGATTATAACCATTTGTTGTAAGCGCAGGGGGTCTAATATTAGGTATAAAGAATGATCCGATAACAGTACCAGAAGCATCGGTAGTTAGTGCAGTTGAACCCTGTGGGTGTGAAACAGTTGTACGACTAGTATTTGCATTTCCGTTATCTTCGGGTCTGTCCGCCCATTGAACATATGTAGATTCTTGTCGACACCAATTAGAAACATTATACCCATCGAAATAAGGAAATACGTTTGTATTTGGACGAAGTCCTTCTGCCATAAACCAAATTCTTCTCGACCTCATCCAAGGAATTAGAGCGGTCTGAACAATTCTATCGCCAATGACTTCTTGTATTGTCTCTGAAGAAACAATTCTACTTACAGTGTGTGCTGTAGTTGTTGTAGTAGTCGTGGTTGATGTATCTGTCACAGAAGATGTTGTTCCATCATCAACTGAAGTGGAATTTTTTACTACATTCTTAGATGAACCAACAACCTCGGATGTTTGGTTGGTGATTGATCCAACTTCTAAGGTATTTGGATCAGACCCAGCCCAGTTCCATTCATGTTCGTTCCACAAATACGCTTGTATTTTGTCTATTCTCTGTCCGCCGTCTACAACTTTGTTAGCGGCATATTCAACATCTTTCCACTCGTCAGAAGCGGGAGATAGTTTCATCGTTCCATTATAATTTGGTATTAAAAATGGATTTACTGGTTCTGCCCCTGAAGAAATATTAATGCTCTGCCATTCTAAATCTTCATATTGAAGATAAACATTATCGCCCTTTTTAACAACTCCCTTAGAGGCAGATACATCAAACACCAAACGAATATTGTCAGCATCATATATTGGACGAACTACTTTACTTGCCATATCAACAGATGCTCTATAATCCGGCAACGATGTGGCAGAAAATACTTGATCAGCAAAGTTATCAGCAAAAAACCCAGACTTGGTTCTTAAATTACCATCAGCGTCAAGAACATTTAAATTTTTAGTGTCTAATTCTAATAAACTCAAAGAAGTTACTTCCTCGAGGCGATCAACTTTCTGCTCAATCTTACCAATATCTGCCATAGTATATCGACGGGATTCAATGTGTGTCGATTTTATGTCAGATGGATTCAAAGTGTTGGCGTTCATTAAGACCTTATAGAGTTCTAATGCACCTTCTGGCGTTTTTCTATACTGTGGGTTAGTTGATGGAACGCCCTGCATATACATAAATTTGCCTTCTTGCGTAAACAACAATTTGTCAGCGCGGGGCAAATAATAAGATACATCTGCAGTTATATTTGTTGCTCTCTTAGGTACAAAGAAATTATCTGTACCATTAACTACATTACCAGACGCGTCAAGGTCAGGACGAAAATCCAAAACGTTGAACAACCTAGTGGTTGCGTCAGATCTTGGTTGATAGGTTGGAATGTTGTCATATGTAGAAAGCAAACCATCAGTAACGTTATCTAAATAAGACTCAACAGAATAAAAATTACCACCTGGTTGGCGTGCATAATGATAGAATTTTGCATAAACTGGACCAGAATATGGGTATCTTTTGATTAATCTACTTTCTTCATAATGGGTATCTTTTTGCCCACCATCTAATGTAAAATACTGAGAGATATTATCTCCTGCTGCACTATCTTTCACTTCAGCCAGTTGATATACGTCATGTTGCCCTAAAGAAACCGCAGTGTTCCCAGAAGTTGTGACAGATCCAGGCGTTTGACCCAAATATCCGATTGTGGGGTATTTATTTTTTTCAACAGCGTTGGCAAGAACCTTATATCCAGCCACTTCATAATTGATATTATTTTGTAATCCAGAAATATCTGCTTGAGTTGAATTTCCATTAAGAACTATCGAAACCGGCACCTGACCAGAATCAGCACTAGCCACTATCCAATTAGAAGTGTCTGTGAAGTTAAATCCGTCTGAAGTTGTTATCGAACGAGTCGTACCCGTTCCAGTAATATTTTCTTCAAACTGGTAGGTATAAGTGATATCAGAAATTGCACTTGGTCTTGGCCTTGGAAGGCGGAATAATAAATCTTTGTTTCTTTCATCGCCTTTGACAACTGCTCGCGCTGGGTTTCCTTCCAAGACTATATTATAATAATCTGTGGCCCCTAACCCAATGCTTCTGGCAGTACGGAATCCGCCAGTAAACTGCGATGGAGATTTTCCGATATACAGTCTAGTTGTATTACCAAAACCTCTTTCTATTGCCCTTATGGTGATAGTACCTATAATAGAACCACCAGCGCCAGTTCCATTATAAACGTTTACTGGAGTATTTAATTCAGGAAGACCTCTATGCGTTGTATCATCAGTATTATCAACAACAATATATCTGTCATAGATCACAGGTATCTGTTCGTTCGTTACTAATTCTGCAGAAGTGGGTTTAGGAATTACCAACCTTGTTGGCGCTGGAGCAACTGCTCGGTGACCATTAATATATGCAATGCCCTTGGAAATATTTAGATAAAGTTTATCATTTACTGCAGAATCAACCTGTTCGAACTGAATCTTAAATGGTTCAACCATATAATTACCAGATTCTTCGAAAGTTCTTTTTGCTAGCACATCATTGATTTTGTTATATTGGTTTGATCCTGTGCCTGCTTGTGTAACAACGCCTTCGGTAATTCTCGCCAAGAAAACAAAGTTTTCTGTGGTTTTTACAGTTTCTTCTTTTGCTAATAGTAATCGAATCCTATATCTGTCTGCTCCAGGAGAAGTTAGGTTTGGTGTTCCTGATTGATTGTCAAATAGGTCAACAGTATCGCTGGAAGTGAAAATATCCTGAACAACTTTGAATCCGACGTTTCCAGTATAACCCGAAAAGTATTTTGACAAAATTAATGATTGCGGGTTGACATGTACGAAATGACCCAACACAAAAATATCACCCCCAGCCACTGATACTTTACAACCAGTGCCGAGCGGAGTAATACCAGAGGTGCTCGTGCTAGCAGATTCTATTAATAGATTACCAGCGGAACAAGTTAGAACTTCGCCTGGAGTAAACCTTACTGCTGTCCCTCCACTTGTTCCAGCAGAAGTGTCTGTATAAGCTACATAAATCGTTGGAACGTTCGTCGTATCATTACTTGCAGAACCCGCAAGAACATATTGAACAATTCTTCCAACAACACCAGAAGTTTGTCCTGTTATTGTCGAACCCACGTGAGAAGGAGAAAGGTCACCGCCAGTGGCGTTCAGCCTAACATATTCATAACTATTATTTACACTGACCCCACCAGGATTAACGATTGCTCCGTTTTTAAATAGATTATTACCCAGCCTTTGAATTTCGGCTTGGATAATAGATTGCATTTCATTCAGTTCTCTCGCTTGGAGAGCTCTTCCGCCGTTAAACAATACCTTATGGTATCCTTTACCTTCGGTCCAATCATCATTGTATGTTGTGGCAAATGTGTTTTGAGTAAATGTGTTAGGCATTATTCTGACCTTTAATATCTAATTACTATTTTCAAATCTTGCTGAGAAACGTTTTCTCTTGGGACTGCAGTTCGGTTATCTATGTAAATTAATTCGCCGCTAAATTTATCAATATCTGGGAAGATTTCCCTATTTGAAGAAAGCGTTGTTCCACTCGCACCACCCTCACTTGTGACAACCATATTTCCTGTAAACGGCGAATATCCCGTTGAGTCGTTTTGGTGATAAGTTAAATATCCTATACCAGCACTATCAAAGTATTTATCTACCACTGCTCGGGGCGTTGGAATGCCGGTGCCTGTTATAACATCGTCAATGGCAAAACTACCTGTCAACCCAGACATTTTAAACCCATCCAGAAAAATTCCAGTATTGGCAGTATACGCGGAATCGCCGACATGATTATAAATCAATGGGTTTTTCAGCAAAGCCATTTGTCTAAAATCTTGTCCACCTGCAATAATGGTTCCCGTTTCGTCGTTGATCAGACGAACATTGAACATATGTCTTGTGGCACGAAGGTCTATTGTGGGGTCTCCGCCCAGACCCAACGGCGGTCCAAGAATCGGTACACATTCACCAAGTCCATCAACAATTGCCTCAGCATAATCGTAACCAGTTCCGAACAACCATCCACCAGAACCATTACTGTCAACTTCAACTGATATTAGATTACCAGCATTATCAATAGAAGCTCTTGCTTGCGCTTGAGTTCCATTTCCAACAACCGTAACCGTCGGGGGAGTAACATAAGAAGCAGAGCCATTATTTGTGACTTTATATCCAACTATTTGTTGGGGGGTTGCTGCATCTTGAATGCTTTTCTGTTGAATTATTGTTGCTTCGTCTTCAGGGCCAGCAGAATCAACATATCGTACGGGCATAAATTTAGTTGTCACATATTTGTCAGTATCACCAACGCTGATGGTATACATGAATTTCCAGAAATATCCATCGGCAGTCTTAAATGGGTTTACTGATACACCAGTTGGTTCAACAATTGATGGTATTATGTTACCCGCGCCATCGATGCCAGAACGCAAACACATATAAACTTGGTTCAACTGAGTAATAACATAATATTTTGTGTTGTCGGTAACATCAGTTACGGTATCATCGTAGGCTTGATAAATTGTGCCTGACTGCCAGTTATACCTCGGAATAACATAAGATAAATTGAATACTCGTTTGGCAGACTGCATGGAAAGTCTAGTCTGTCTACTATAAGAAATAGATTGCAAATTATCTTGAAGAGATACTCCAGGCGGAGTATCTGTGTTGTTCCATTGTTCTGACCTTCCGACACAAATATAGTAAGTGTCTCCAGAATCATACGTTTTTTTAAGATTTCCAGACAGTTGTCTTTTAAAATCGTCTGTTATAGTTGCAGTCATGTTATCTAGCCTTTTATCCTAATGTTACATCGCTTGTGTTTACAACATACCAATAAGTGCCATCCCATATAAGGTGAGCAGTTTTATTTGCCCCTAATTCGAACCAATTTCCTTGAGCAAAACTAGTGGGAGTAACCCGTAATGTATTTGAAGCAATTCTACTTGTTATGTATTTTACTTCTCCAATCACCGATCCGTCAGGAAGGTTTTGGAAGACAGCTCCAACAGGGTCGGCGTCATCTTGAATTATATACGGCTCTGTTGCGCTATACGTAGAATTGTTTGATGTCTCCGCAACAGTCGCGTTTCCTTCGCCGAATGCAACTCGGAGAGACAATAAGGTTGCACCAGCCCCCTTACCTCTTAACCGAAGATCCACATCAGTGTCTGATCCGGTCGGGATCAAATCAATTGGGTTTCCGGTTAATGAATTAGAAATAGACAACGAATTGACAGGAATTAATCCTGAGGTGCGATCTTCCAAATTCAACATTGGAGCGCCACCGTAAGTCTTTATGTCGCCTTCTATTCTTGGACTAATTAACTGATCAGAATCTAAAACCTTATTGCTAATTGTTTGTGGATGACTAGCAAAAACAAATTCATCGTCACTACCCAATAAAGGAAGGGTGATGTTTCTATTATCAATAAGTTCACTTGGTACGACAGAATACTGGTGCGTGTTTGTGGTATCGCCAAATTTTGGAGTAACCAACACAGGGGTTTCTAAAGTTTTGTTTTTTAAAGTCTGTGTCGCTGAATCAATAACAAAATCACCCGTATAATTAGGAACCTTTGCAAAGTTATTTTGAGTTGGCGAAATAACTGATATATTAGTTTTGAATGTCTGCGCCGGATTCGAAATATTTATGCTAGCACTATCAAAATCGATTAACTCAGACAAAGATAAATCCGAACCAAACTTTCCATATAGTTCAGCGAAATTAGCGTTTAATTTAACACCAGCAGAACGAAGGGAATCTCCAGTTCCATCATTTGCCGTTGTTCCCGTGAAAATAGTTTGTCTTGCCATTTTGAAATCCAGTTTAATCTTTGGTTATTTATAAGGTTATTGCCTATCCATCGTCGTTAATCCACCACGGAACACATTAGTCGTTGGCGAAGAGTCCGCGGAGAAGTCAATGTCATGTCCAAGAACTTGATCAGAATCAGGAATGCCAACAAGTGCATCAACATCAAAGGTTGGGTATGATGGCACATACGCGGAAGCGTAATCAACGCCAGGAATACCCGCAGGTCTATATGTTGGTTTATCGCCATTAACAACAAAACCGCCAACTGTTCTAAGAAGCGAAGAATTGAACCTAGAGATATCTTGGATAGAAAGACTGCTATCAAATTGATCTTGATGGAACCTATCCAAATCAGTCTTAACTTCTCCTATCATTGTCCTATCTGAGTCAAAAACGTTAAATCCTGCTTCCGCCTGATCTTCGCCTAATGTAGAAGATCCTGAAAATCCTGATAATGTTGGTACGATAGGATCTAGCGGACCAGCACTATCCATAAGGTCGTATCCATCGAACACTAGAGGTATAGCATTACCCAACGCATCGTTTCGAGCATAAGAACCAAACCCAAGCTCGCTGATAATCTGCAATTCTCCCCCAAGATAAAACCCTGCAGGATGAACAAAAAGTTTATATATTTCTTTCCATTCAGTGATTGGTATACCAACTTTGATTAGAATAGCATAAGTTTGATATAGTTTATCGTCGGTTATAAATTTGAAACTATCAGGGCCAATCTTAGAATCATTTAGTTTGAAAATGTTTTCTTTCGTATAAACAACTTCTGGATCTTGTTGATAGAACGTTCGAAAAAATTGTTGAATAGAAAGTTTAGAACCCTTTGATTTGTATAACGAGCTCGATATTTTTGCAGCTGCTCTTTTATCTTTGAAACCCTGAAAATAACTTTCCCCCAAAAGAAGTTCATCTTCCATAAATCCTAAAAGAACTTCGTCCGTCTCACTAATGTCTTTTGATTCGAATAGATGATCGACCAATTCTGCTGGTGAATCTGTTGATTCTAAAAATTCATAATAAGTTTCTAGAAAATTAATAAATTTGGGGTAGTCAATCGGAAAACTATCAGGAAGAATTTCCCGCACCCTTCTATCATAGAGAGATATTTCTCTTCGGTTTTTTTCTTTATATCCTCGGTGTGACATTATTAATTACTTTCAACAATTACTGGTCTAGTCAAAGAAAGTTCAGTATCATATTCTAATATACTATTTCTTACTGGTGATATTGCACTTTGGTTTGCGGGAAGAACAGATATCTTGATATATGGTACGTTATTAGTGATATTTTGCGGAGCAAATCCAACTAGTCTTAGCGTCCCAGAAACAGCGTCATAAGTTCCGATATTAGAAAGAAAAGGCGAAGAGTTCGCTTGATCGATTATTTGAATAATATTGCTATTTAATTTGTTTCTCAAAAAACACGTTCTGTTGGCATAAGTGAATAATGAAGAAGTAATTATATACTCTTTATCGTCGGGCGCAGCAATAGCGACTGGAAACCTTATCAAATAATCCGTCGTAATCCCAAACCTGCTTGTAACTGTTTGACCGTCCGCAGAAACTATTTGTGGAGTCAACCTTTGTTGCATTCTAATTTCAGATCTACTTGATAACACAGAAGGATCAACTTTATCGATTTCTGTTAAAAGATTTGACCTTCTAAATGATTTGGAAAATTTGCCAATATTATTATCAAAGTAATCATCAACGGCTGATTGAACATTTGCTTTGATAGCGTTAGAACCAAGAGTTGTGAATTTTGGATTATATTGGTAAAATACCCTTGCTTCAATGTAAGTAATTACTGGATCGACAAAGCGAAGGTTAAAAGAAACGATAGAAAGGTTATTTACATACTCTCTAATTTGTATTTTCAATGCAGCAATTTCTGCAGGAGTCAATCCGTTAATGAAATTTATTGAAGTGAACACTGCTCCATATTCAGGAACATCAGCGTCTTCCCCACCCCAAGACTGAATTTCTTCAATGTATTGATCAAAGTTTCGGAAAATCAACGTTGAATAATCTGACGCAGTTACCATTCTATTTTGAGTGGTATATTGAAATGGTGCGTTTTTTCTAATAGATTCGTTTGTCTCTTTTTCCGATCCACCAATAGAACTAAAGATGGTGGTATTGTCTATAACTGCTTCAATTAGATCACCATTAGTTTTTGTAACCTCAAGTTGTTCTGTTGAAGTGAAAACCTTTGCACCATTAGCAATACTGCCGCTACAAGAAATATATTCAACTTCAACTTTGTTCCCGGCCGAAGGAGTGATACCTAATGTATTTCCGTTACCAAAAGATAGTTCATAAAAACCGTTTGGGGTTTCTTTTAAAACATATATTTGTGAATCGGACGTAATTGCTGTTGCCAGTTCTAGGTTGGTATATATGGTATATTCTACTGCCGAAGCGTTCTCGAAAACTTTAATTATTGCTGTATTTAAATCTAAATTCTTATCCGGAATAACATACAATTCTGTTTCGCTAACAGGTCCAACTATGAAGGTTTTTGTTTTTCTAGTGCCTTCATAAATTGGGATATTTGTTGGGGTTTGAGAAGAAGAGAGTTCGAACGTATAATTTCCGCCGCCGTCATTGGACGCTGTAATCTGATCTCGAGTTTGGAAAGTATATGTAATGTCATTTACCGAAGATGTAAATGTAAATCCTGGGTCAATAGTTATTTTTTGCGGTAGGTTGGTGCCAGTCAAAGTAGTCTTCATATTAACATATGCGATTGACGAACTTCTGGATCCAGGAACATAACCGATTGCTTCCGATAAAGAAACAAGAGAACTTCTCAATTGAGCAGTTCCTAAAAACGATTCATTTAAAGCATAGTTGGCAATCAAAGCATTATAGTGAGTATTATAAGCAAGAACGTCTAAAAGATTAGACAACCCAGAAGCCTCAAATTCATAATCGGTGAATTCTTCTTTTGCGGCAAAGAAAGTCTTAAGATTGTTTTTAATTGTATCAAAATCAAGCGCAGTTGATTTAATTGTTGTTGCCATTTTATCTTAACCTCGAAACTGTATTTTCAAATGAAACTGTTTGTTCTGTGTTTCTAACCTGAAATTTTAATAGTATTGTAATCAAATTCATGTTTTCTTGAGATTTTACATCTATCTTTCTTATAATAGCTCTAGGTTCATACGCTTCAATTGTGCTTTTTATTCTTTCGATCAATTCGCCTGCAGTATTATCATCCGCCAACTCGAAAAGATAACTTCGAAGGTCAACCCCAAAGTCTGGGTCAAAAGGTTTGTCAAATCTGTTGCTTATCAATATGTTCTTGACCGCTTGTTTCACAGCAGCAGTTTCGGTTTTTTTAAAAACATTTCCAACATTGTTAGCGGTAAATGACAAATCTAGATCTTTGTATACTGTCTTCCGAGAACTAGTAATACTTATTTTACTAATATCTGCGTCTTCTTGAGAAAATACTTTAGTTGCCATTTTATTATCTTATTATAGAACTGGTTTTATTTATAATGCAGGTAAGACTTCTAGCAGCTCATTTTTTGATAAAAGTGCTCCATTATATGTTGTGCTCAAAGTTTTGTCGAAAGAAATGTTAAAAGTTTCGTTTGCAACAGGCATAATCAATATTATTTGACAAGAGAGTTTTCCTGATGGATCGAACGTATCATAATCTAAAATCATTTCTTGATATGGTTGGTAATCTTTCCAGTATTCTGCAAGGTCAAACGACATCTCGAGGTCGATCTCTCCGTTTTTACCAATCAATTGGTATACTATTGCTCGCCCAGTCTGCTTGTATTCATTAATTCCTGTTGGTACTTCATCAATTGCTGGTTTGTAAATACCCTCAGCAACAATTAACCGATTCTTAGCAAACTGTTTGTTGGAAATTGCGCTTTTCATCGCTTCGGCTTGTAGATATAATTGACGAGCAATAAGCGTTCTGTCCCCAGTAAGATTTTCAAACTGAACCCGAGTTCCTGGCGCACCCAAGAATTTGGCAATAGTAATTCCTGGCGCAAGAGCGGTAGAAGAAGTAATTTCAGATCTAAAGTTCGGATTGTATACCGGATCAACCAAATATATCATGACGGAGTAAACCTCTTGCTTCTGTTTTCTGATGGGTTATTGCCAAGCAACGTTCGTCCAAACCTCAAAGAAGGTTTCTTACTGGACGCTCTTCCCAATGCTGGTGGTCTTTGATCTGCATAACTAGAAGACAATCTTCCCTCGCCAATCAATGCGCCAATAAATTTTTCATTATTAAAAATAGATGGATCTCTTAACTTCGAACGTATCTCGTGAATGCTAGGTTCTCTTGTCATAAGGTTGTCGTAATCGTCTGACTTCAAGATTTCTAGTTTTAATTCATCTCCTGGATCAACCTGAACATCTCGTATGCCATAATTACCTGAGGATAATATTGGAGTCATAATAGCGGTGGTTGGCATATCCGCTGTTCTTTGTATTTGTATGTATGGCATTTTCGTAGGATACGTTTTAACATCCCTCTCCTTAGATGCCCCAGTAGCTGTTTCTACTTCAGCAGGGGCTGATTGTGCGAAAGAAGCTTCTCCCGCCTTATTGGCAAAATCGGATGTGATTGCTTCTGTCGCTTTACCGATAAAGGTTCCATAGTAAGTCGTACCTCCGATTCCAGCGCCCTCTGGAGGTCCAGAGTAAGTTTTGCCGTAATGGTCGATATAATGCCCACCGATTGTTCCTGTAACGCCCAAAACGCTTACAGTGTCTCCGTTAATGTTGGTGATTTGAGAAGAAGCAACCCATTCGTCAACCGCAGTAGTTACTAATTTTGTTCCTGCCGTAAATTCTACAGACTTCTCAACATAGTTTTTTTGATCACCTTTAACAAATACATTGCGGTCAGACAACAGAGTTTCTGTATTGACGTCAATAACTTTAAGATTGCGCGAACCTTTGACGGTATGATTCTGATTCTCGTCAAC